GAGCAGTATCAGTTTTTGGTACAATGTTCAATGAGATTGATATTCAAAGAGATAATTCGTCTGGAACTCAAACACAAAACATAAGAGTTCCATTATCTTATGGCCCAAAACAAAAATTTATTGCAAGATTAGACCAAGCTGCAGACTTAATGGACAGCACTACATCAAGAGTTGCAATGACTTTACCAAGACTTGCATTTGATATTACAGGTATAAGTTATGATGCAGAAAGAAAACTTGGTAAGTTAAAACAATATAAACTACAAGACAGTGGTGATAACACAGTTTTAAAAACACAATTTGCACCAGTTCCATACAACATACAATTTGGTTTATACTGCATGGCAAAGAACACCGAAGATGCATTACAGATTGTAGAACAGATATTACCTTTTTTTACACCAGATTTTACAGTCACTATGACCACAGTGCCAGGCACTAATGAAAAAAGAGATGTACCTATTGTGTTGCAAGATGTATCTTATGATGACCAATATGAAGGAGACTTTCAATCTCGTAGAGTAATTATCTGGACATTAAACTTTGAAATGAAAACATATCTATATGGTTCTATAGGTAAATCAGAGATTATTAGAGATGTTCGTGCAAGAACATACATTACAGACGATGGACAAGCAAATAGTGCAGCTGGAAGACAGAGTGAAATTAAACAAGTTCCTAATCCAACTAATGCAAGTCCAGAAACAACACCACTAAATATAACTGAAACAATAAACTTTTTTGATGGGAATGACTCAGATTATAATACTGATAAAACCACAATTACTTAATTATGAAACAAACTATAGACGACAAACTAGATGAACTTCTAGATATTAACAACGAAGCAGAAGAAGTAGTCAAAGAAACTAACAGACAACTCGTTCCCAGAGACCAGAATGGTCGTTTTACAGAAAGAAAAGATGAACAACAGGTTGACTACAAATACACCAGAAACACTCTGTATGGACTCGTAGAGAGAGGACAGGATGCAATTGAGGGTATCCTAGACCTTGCAAAAGAAAGTGAACATCCGAGGACTTATGAAGTTGCTGGACAGTTAATTAAGACAGTATCCGAAACATCTGAAAAGTTATTACAAATACAAAAAATGATGGATGACTTAGAAGACGATAGACCTAAAAATCAAACAACAAATCAAAATTTGTTTGTAGGTTCTACAGCAGAATTACAAAAACTATTAAAAAACAATGCCAAAACCGAAGAATGAAGGATATCTTGGTAACATAAATGTCAAAAGACAGGGTGTTACTGAGGAATGGACAGACGATAAAGTTCAAGAGTATTTAAAATGTACTCGTGAACCAGCATACTTTATATCCAAATATTTAAAAATTATTTCCTTAGATGAAGGATTAGTTCCTTTTGAACTCTATGATTATCAACAGGGATTAATACAACACTTCGAAGATAATCGATTTAATATAGTACTTGCATGTCGTCAAAGTGGTAAATCTATAACAGTATGTGCATATCTTCTTTGGTATTTACTATTTCATCCAGAACAAACAGTAGCTATTCTTGCAAACAAAGGTGCAACTGCAAGAGAAATGTTATCTCGTATTACAATTATGTTAGAGAATGTTCCATTCTTTTTACAGCCTGGGACTAAAGCATTAAACAAAGGAAGTATAGATTTTGAAAACAATTCTAGAATTATTGCATCTGCAACCACGACATCATCGATTCGTGGTCTATCTGTTAACCTTCTTTATCTTGATGAGTTTGCCTTTGTAGAAAATGCAGAACCATTTTATACTGGTACATATCCAGTTATTACATCTGGTAAAAACTCAAAGGTTATCATAACATCTACTGCAAATGGAGTAGGTAATATGTTCCATCGTATCTGGGAAGCATCAGTTACTAACTCAAATGAGTTTGCAAACTATCAAATAGACTGGAGTGATGTGCCAGGCAGAGACGAAACATGGAAGAAAACTACCATTGCAAATACATCAGAATTGCAGTTCGAACAAGAATTTGGTAATTCTTTCTTAGGAACTGGTAGAACTCTCATTCCATCTAATATTATTTTAGGATTAGTATCTGAAAGTCCTATTGAATTATATGGTCAAGTAAGAGTATTTAAGAAACCTAAACCACATCATGAGTATATAATGACTGTAGATGTTGCAGAAGGTAAGGGTATGGACTATTCTACCTTTACTATATTTGACATACATGATGGTAATTTATTTGAACAAGTATGCACATTTAGAGATAATATGATATCTCCTATGTTATTACCAGACATATGTGCAAAATATGGTAAGTTATACAACGATGCACTTATTATTGTAGAGAATAATAATCAAGGTACAATGGTCTGTAGAGAGTTATATTACGAATTAGAATACGAAAATATGTTCATGACAAGTTCGGTCAAGGCAGATGGAATAGGAGTTAGAATGACCAAGAAGGTCAAAGCACAGGGATGTGCAGCTCTTAGAGAGATAATGGAAGAGAAAAAACTGTATATAAGAGATACAGATACCATTCAAGAGTTTGCAACTTTCGTATCAAAAGGACAATCTTGGCAGGCAGATGGTGGTTGTCATGATGATATGGTAATGAATTGTGTCATGTTTGCATGGTTTGTTAGTACACCATTGTTTAAAGATATGTCAAGTGCAGACTTAAAATCAATGTTATATGCAGAAAAACAAAAAGAAATCGAAGACGATATAGTCCCAATAGGTATCATAGACAGCGGTAAAGATGCAGAGTCCTTTACAGAAGATGGTGATGTCTGGACAGTTGTGGACGATGGAAAGAATTATGGAGTGTTTTAAAAACAATAAAATACTAAATACTATGGACGAACACAATAAATGTGGTCGGTCATAAATAAACTTTATGGGAGAAAACTAAAATGGCATTTCTAGTAAGTCCTGGCGTTCAAGTCAGAGAAATAGATGTTTCAAATGTAGTACCAGCAGTATCATCTAGTATAGGTGGTTATGTAGGTTCTTTTAGTTGGGGCCCAGTTGATGAAGTTAGAACTATTACATCCGAAAAGGATTTAGTAAGTGTATTTGGTGAGCCATCTGGTGATGACACCTATCTTACTTCTGTAAAGAAGAAAGAACACTTTTACTCAGCTGCAAATTTCTTGAAATATGGAAATAACTTAAAAGTGGTTCGTGCAGTTTCAACAAATATGTTGAATGCATCCACTGGTTCAGCTGGTTTACTAGTAAAAAATGCGACACATTATTATGATAATAATTATCATACAGGTGCAGCTGCTTCAAATGTTGGAGATTTTGTTGCAAGATGTGTTGGTGTTTTAGGTAATAGTTTAAAAGTATCTGTTTGTGCAAGTGCAAATGCATTTTCACAATCCGCTGCAACAACTGTAAATGACAGTTCAATTGCATTGGGAGATACATCAATGACAGTTGCAAGTGGAGCTGCATTAGTTGTTGGAGATATAATTACTTTTGGTACTGATACTAATAAGTATAAAATCTCTGAAATTAATACTAATGCCATTACATTTGCATTGGCAAGTGATGGAAGTTCTGGTTTACAAACTGTAGTTGCAAACTCAGCTAATGTAAACAGAGAATGGGAATTTGCATCTAGTTTTACAAAAGCTCCTGGCTCAAGTCCAGATGCTATTGCAAACAGTTCATCTTTGGATGAAATACATATTGCTGTTATTGATGAGGATGGTTTAATTACAGGTATAGTAGGAGAAATTCTTGAGATATTCGAAGGAGTATCGATGGCATCTGATGCAAAAGACTCAGAAGGAAATTCTAACTACTTTGTAGATAAACTAAGATACAACTCAAACTACATCTTCTTCTCCAACCACAATTCAAATTTAAGTGAATCTGGTAACACATTTGCTTCGGCAGGTGCAATATTTGACACGCACACATTACCAATCACACAATCATTTACAAATGGTACAGATGGTTATTGCTTAACTTCTGGTCAGAAGAAAGCTGGAATCGAGACTTATCTCGGTGACGCAGAAACCCAAGATGTTGATTTCTTAATATCTGGGCCTCTTGATGGAGACGATGGTTCTGGTAACGATGTAACAACATTAGCAGAAGCAACAACTCAAGCAAATAACTTAATTGCAATATGTGAAGCAAGAAAAGATTGTATGGCAATCATTTCACCAAGAAAACAAGATTGTGTTAACAATTCTGGTTCAGAATCCACTTCAATAGTAGCACTTGCAGATACTTTATCTTCAAGTTCTTATGCAGTAATGGACAGTGCATGGTGTTATCAATACGATAAGTATACTGATAATTACTGTTATATTCCAGCATGTGGACACACAGCAGGTATAATGGCAAGGTCTGACCAAGAAAGAGATGCATGGTTCTCACCAGCAGGATTTAACAGAGGACAAATATTAGGTATTACTAAATTGTCTTTCAATCCAAATCAAGCTGAGAGAGATGCACTATATAAGAAGAGAGTTAATCCAA